CTACACTAGAGTTAGACCTATAAAATTGTTTACCATCTCCGTATTTCTTTGCAGTAGCATCCATTTTTTTATGTAAATATTTAGTTTCTTTTGGAACCTTCAATGGCCAATTCTTCTCTAATCTTCCCATCGGAGAAGTCTCTTTTAAATAATCTCTTTTTTGTTTTAAGTTCTTAAAAGAATTTAATCCATCTTTTTTCTTGCTTTTTAGTTTTTTAACTACACTTTTAAGTCCTTTACCTGCTAATCTTAATGCTTTTAATGCTAATGGGTTTGCCATTGTTCCTCCTAGTAATTATGTTGTTTAACTGTAGTAGCTCCAGAAACTCTACCTCTACTCTTAAATGTTTTTGCTTCTTTAATTCCTCTTTCAAATTTATTTTCAAAATACATAGCTTGACTTAAACCATCTTGAGTTTGTTCATAACCTAACTGAATAGCTTTGTCTACTAAATATTGATGAAACTGTGTAGGCAATTCACTTTGTTCTGTCATTGCACTAGCACCTGCATCTAAGGTATTAAAATGATCTGCTTTCTTATGATAAAACAATGTAACAGTTTTAACTGTAGTAGGAGATGCAAATTGGTCTTTTGCTTCATTCATAGGGTCATGTAAAGAAATACCAATAGAATCTCTTTCTATCCACCATACCCATTGTTTTGTAGTTCTGTCGTATATTGTATTATAGTTTGGCATATTAGCACTTCCACTTTCTTAATGATTTATTAATTCTTGAATTAGGGTCATTCTGTTTTTTAGCTCCAGTAAGTTTTTTCTTCATACCTCTCATACGTGCACAGAAAGAATTCTTTCTAGATCCACCTTCTGGTTGAGGAGCTTTTAAATTTCCCCCAGTTTTTTTATTGTACGAAGCTCTACCCTTAGCGTTTAATCCCCCGCTAGGGTTTTTACCTTCTTTTCTTTGCCATGCTGGTGATTTAGCCATTATGTTAAGTCCCTATATTCTGGTCTGCCCATCAACCTATTAATCTTAATTGTATTACCATCATCATCTACTATGTCTACACTTTTAATTTCTAAAATACTTTCTTTTAATCCATAATATCTTTGATCTGCAACGGTATCAAATTGTGTTGCTTCATCTAGTACTAAAGTTCTAGAACAAAACTCATCAGAAGCTTCATTCAATAAATGAATAATTTCATTACTACCTAAATCTGGATGATGTTTCCTAACTAACTCTATCATCTGCTGAAGTTTCATATTCTTTTTCCTCTGTTTGTGGTTGCATTATATATAAACTTAAAAAAGCACTAAGATCTCCTGTTACGGCATCTAATTGTTTTGAATACCAATCATAGTCAGCCATTTTAGAATTTAATTCATTTGCATAAAGTTCAACTCTACCCATGTAATCTTGTATTTCTTGTGCTTCACTTTCACTTACCATCTTAGCTGCTTCTATTTTTTGTTGTAAGTCTGTAGTGTATATAGATAATTCTTTATTATATTCATTCAATTCATTTTCTACATCTATAGCATACTGTTGTAATAGCTGTTGTTGTTTTCCTAATGCTACTTGTGCCATTTCTGGATCTTCGTCTGCTATAAAATCATCTACACCAAAGTCTGCTTCTGTTCCAGATGTAGTATCCGTAGCTGATAACGTTCCGTAATTTGTAGTTAATGTAGGTTTATTGTAATCTGGTGCTGTAGTTAAGTCAGCCAATGTCGTATCATTTAATGTTACTACTGTTGGCACTGTTGGTAAAGTTACATTAGCCATCATTAATCTCAATAATTCTTTACAAGCATATAAAATAACACCTCTTTCTAACTCTTCTGGAAAGTTTGTAATAGTTGTATCACCCAATCCTACTGAAGTATCTGGTGTTATATTATAAACTATAGCAGGTTGTGCGTCAGATGGAGTAGGTATAACATTTAAAGTATTATTACTTACATACCATTTAGGGTCTAGCTTACTTGTATAGTATAAACTATTTACATCTGTATAATCAGGCACTTTAGCTAATGGTACTTGTAATGCTTCTCTATGACGAGTTGCATCTGATCTAGTTACATTAACTACTTTTAATACAGAACCTAATGATAATGTAGTAGGACTTGAGTCTAAAGTAGTTGCTGTTGTAAGTCTATCAGCCATATCTTCATTAATCATAACATACTTAGTTACAAATTTTACTCCTTCTGCTAAATACAAAGGAGCTTGAGATGTGTAATCTGGATTATCTATATCACCAACTATTGCTTCTATTTCTGTTTTAAAACTCATTTACTTTTTACCTTATTTTTGATAACGTTTTTTTCTTGCTTTATTTTTCTTAGACTGTGAACGTCCCTTTAAAGGACTAGCAGCTGTTTTATACAAAGAATATAAACCTGCTTGTGTTACTGTCTGAGAATTAGAACCTACAACTTGCATTACATTTTTGTCACCTCTTACTGGCTTTGATACAAATCTAGAAATTTTAGCACCTCTAGTCATCTTATCTCCTGGACGTTTTAAATGTGCTGCAGTAGGATTTTTAACTACTTTTCTTTTAGGTACAACTCTTTTAGGAACCTTTACTAACTTAGGAACAACTTTCTTCTTAACTTTGCTTCCTTTTTTTATTGCATCATTAAATTTAATAGCTGCATCTTGTGCTTTTATAGATTTTTTAGTGTGTCCTCTATTTAGATTAAACTTCTCAGCTGCATCTTTTGCTTTTACAGATGATTTTGTATAGTAAGTACTACCTTTTTTAGTAATAGTATTTAATTTTTTATTAGCAAGCTTAGTGCCTTTTTTGACACCACTATCAACCTTTTTATACGTATCTCCTAATTTAGCTGCACCCTTTTTTACATGCGGTTTTGCCATTTTATAAGCTTTTTTCGCAGTGCTTTTAAGTCCTTTTTTTAAAATTCTTGATCCTACTACCCTTGCCGCATTTAATGCTACTGCTACGAATGGTATTGCCATAACTCTCTCCCTTTATAATGGGGGGATATATTTCAATCCCCCCGTTTATGTTAACTAAATTGCAATACAGTATGTGTTTCTGGTAAAGAAATTTCTAGACCTGCTTCTGTAAGAACCATGTCTTTTCTTCCGTCAACGTTTCTGTTTTGTACATTAGTGATGATCTGAGTATCACGTGATACGCCGTTACCCATTAAAGGACGGTATGCCACGTTATTTAAATCGATCATAATTGCTGTGTTTTCATGAATGCCTCTAAATAGCGGTTCCATAATAAAATTAAGGTTACCGTAAATAGTTGATACTCTTGTTACAGCATGTCCGAAGTTACCTTGTACATTCTGAATGTCTAAGCCACTTCCAACTTGACTGTTTAAAGCCATTGTATTACCTAAGAATGAAGAACCACCAAGTTTATTCAACCATGATAATACTTTTCTTGAAGCTAATACTAGTTTCTCACCACTGTTTCCAGATTCTGGTGCGAACACATCTTCCATAGAATCAATAAAGTGATCGTATGTTGCTGAAGAATATTGGAAAGTTTTTACTTTACCGTATGCTTCAGTGTAAGGTACGATACCCCATGTTCTACGTACTGGACCAGTTGCTGAAGAATCATCTGTTCCTACACCAAATAACATTGCATGTTCAAGATCCATCTTATGTTCCATAAGTTTTTCTTGATACACACGCATGTATTCGTTAGAAATTCCACGATATCTTGTAGCTAGAGCTGTACCAGAGAATAGAGGTACTGCAGTTTTAAAGATCTGACAGTATCCTTCTCTATTGTAAAACTCGTCACTCCAACCTTCTGGGTCAGTTCCACCTTCAGCAAATGCTGAACCTACTACTTGACCTTTGACGTTATCGTCAAAACGTAGCTTAGAAGCACTTACAGGTGTTTGAATACCTGCAGTTGCTGCTGTTGCACCGTCTGCGGTTCTAGTTGGTTTAAGCATAAGCTTAAGGAAAGTAGCTGCTGTAATTTTAGCTTTAGCTGCATCTACTGCTTCTACTGTGTCGATCTTGTAATATGCGATTGCTCCTACGTCACTTCCGTCTGAACCGTCAGCGTCGTATTCACATTCTATTGCAACAATTTGCCCCACAAGTAAGAACTCAGGTGCTACTGCTGTTGATACCTCTCTACCAAATTTGTCATACAAACAATCTACATAGAAGTTATCTCCTGTTACAATTGCAAAAGCATCGGTACCGTAGTCGCCGATAACTTTAGCTGCTTGTAATTGGAAATTACGTCTCTGCCATTGATGTCTCTGTTCTAAAAACTTAAAGACGGGATCGTCAGTAGGTTTTTTTGCAACAGATGACAAATAAGAAAAGAAAGGTGATTGTTGGGGTGCTAATTCAGCTACTCTTTCACCGAAATTAAAAATTCGTCTATCGACGTTTATCGATGTTCCTTGAACAGCTTCCCCTGGATTTATACTATATATGTTAGCCATCTTATTTCACTTCTCCTAGTTAAAATGGATTCTTTTTATTAAATGATCCTATCATTGAATCCATCATTTTATCTTCTGATTTTTTAGATGACTGCATATTGACTCCAGCCTTAATCCCTATAGGTTTAGGTATTGACAGTTTTGACTTTTGCTGCATCATATTAGCTTGTTTTTGCAAAGCTGCATCATTAACCTGTGTAATCGTTTGATTACTTGTATCAGGTGCTTGATTAATCTTGTGCAATTTAACTAAATTGTCCAAAGACATTGATTCAGGTGCTGTCATTTTTACTAAGAAGTCATTAGCTGAAGCTTGATCGTATCCATAATTACGTTGTAAGTCAGAAACTAATTGAGCTTCTTGAGCTTGTTTCTTAGTCTGTACTTCCATTTTACGTATAGATTCAATACGTTGTTCTTCTAATGACGAAGTATACTCTGTCATTTCTTCCATGTATTCAGTTGATTTAGCTAAATACTTGGCACTTTTACTATCGGGGTCGGCTATTGCCTCGGAATGATCAAAGTTAGCAGGCTTAATAGGTTTAACAGGTCTTTCAATAACCGTTTCCTTTGAAGCTGTATTTACTTCAGCAGTCTTAGGTGATTGAATAGCTTTCATCATTTCTGACATTTGGCTTTTCAACGTCTCTACTTCTACTGCTTTTTTATCTGCTTGACTTTGCCAGTACTGAAACTGGTTTGCGTCTTCCTTTGGGTCAGTACTAGTTTGAACTTCAGCTGTTTCATTTGTAGCTACATTATTAGATTCTCCAGTTTGGAATGCGAAATCCCCTGAATTATCTCCAAATATATCATCAAAAATGTCATCTTCTGGTGATTGATTCACTGCAGTCTCTTGCGATTCAATAACCTGTTCTTGTTCTACTTCTACTGCCTGTACTTGATCTTGAGTATCACTCATTGTTTTCTCCTAACTCTAACTCTCCTTCTTTTTGAACTTGATTTGCGGAGTTTATTAGATTTGTTTCAACGTCGGCAAGACGTGTTTGATACATCGTAGTTGCCGCTTCAGCTCTGTTTTTGACTTTGTCTAAACCAGAACTAAATTTTTCTACCTCTAAACGTTTCTTAGCATGTAACTCTTCACGTGAAGCGGTTTGTAAGTCTCCTTTGACTTTCTTTAATTCTTCTTCCATAGCTTGCATTTGTTGTTGCATTTGTTTCATTTGACCAGAACGCTCTAGTACACCTTCTACGTCTACTAATTCTGATTTCTTTAACACTTCAACTTGATCAATCAATCCAGCTTGGTACATTTCTTGGTAAGTAGCTAATAACGCCATTCTATTTGTAGGTAATGTAGATCCAGCTACTACTTTTACATCATAATTACCAACACCTACATCGTGAAACTTTTTCACTGTGCCAGTTTCCATTTCTTTATAAAAATTAAATCTTTCTTCTTTTTCAGTTCCATTAGGTTGTACAAGTCTAATAACTTTTTCTTCTGTATATAGTTGTTGCATTAAAGGTATTGCAACTTTTGCTACTTGATTTAAAAAGTTTTCTACGTCATCTCTTCTTGATTTAATACGTCTTTGTCCAAATTCATCTACAACAAGTGTTCCTCTGTAAGTAGATGGTGCATTTGCAGTACTTCCTTGCATTAACTCAAAAATACCAAAGCCATATTCTAAGTCATACTTAGCATCGGCTTCATTTTTATACAATTCGTTGGGAAGAGGTACTGGACCTGCCACAATAGGTGCACCTAATTCGGCATCAAACTCAATAACACTGGTCCCCGCTCTTCCCCATTCTTCTTCTATCATACGAATATCTGCCGAACCTCTAGGTATCAACAGTTTTACATTAGTACTAGTAGAAGCATGTGCGATAATTAATGATCTAATTTTATTAATATATTCTTGTAAAGGTCTAAATAAACGTACATCTGACTCTGGATAAGGGTTTCTGTGATGTATATTCATTAATGGTATAATTGGATACTCTTCTACTGGTAATATTCTTTGATACAGTAAATTATCTCCAACAGATACGTTCATAGAGACACAACATTTTTCTATTTCATTAGATACAATCTTTTCTAATCCAATTAATTCACCCACTGTTGTAGGGACTAAAGTAGTTGTACTACCTGGTATACCGTCTTCATCTTCCATACCAGGAACTTTAATAGGGTCTTGAGGTATAATATTGCCTTCTTCGTCTATTTCTGGTTCAGGTAACTCAAAATGGAACATTACTCCAACATCTTCAATAACTCTAAACATTTCCTCTACAGCATCTGGGTCTGATATAATAACTTCTTCACCAGTAATCTTTCTAAGTCTAATATAATACTTAGATGTATAATCCATGTACTCATCTTCTGTAAATAAAAACTCTTCATAACTAAAAGGTTCAAATACGTTGTAGTATGAATGAAGTTCTTTAGTATATCTTTCTATAAACTTTCTTTTTGTGTGATAAGTATTATCATCATCACCTTTAAATATCTGACCTTCTGTTGCTGCTAAGTCAGTAGTAGGATAATCTTCGTTATCTGATTGATGAGACGATGAATCTTCTATTATATCCATAAAATCAGGATATAACTGCATTGCTTGTTCATCTGTTAAATTTTTTGCTACTAGTATGTGTGCAGCATCTCTTCCATATATATCTTTTGAATTAGGGTCAATATACACATCTAAAGGATTTATAGACTTTATATAAACCTCTCCTTTACCTAAATCAGCCATTGGGTCTTGATAACAATTAACTACACCCATACCACCAACATAGTAATCATCTATAACTTTTTTTAATTCTTCGTTTCCTGTTGATTGATCCCATACCCAAGCAAATAAGTCAGAAAAAACTTTTGCTGTACTTCTATCGGAGTCTTCTCTAGCGGTAGATCTAAATTGAGGTGAGTTATATGTAAGTAAAGACTTTGCTGTCTCTACAATAGGGTGAATACGATTTACAACAATAGGTGCTTGTCCACGAGCTTCCAATACATCTTTTTCTTCGTTTGTCCACTGAGCTCCTGCTCTAAACTCTAATGCTTCTTGAAACTTAACAGCCCACATTTCACGAGATGAAGAGTATTCTCTTAACACTTCTTGAGATAACTCTACTTGTTCATCGGTATTTCCGTCATGCTTTCTAAGACGACCAGGAATATATCCATAAATATCTACAAGGTCGTTATAGTTTTGACTTCTTGACTTTTGTTTTCTTTTTGACATCTACCTCTACATACCCTTCTGGTATTTTTCTATCTAATAAACCGTCTAACTCACTTTTAAAAGAATTAAGAGTCATCATATATTTTATTAAATTTATTTGCATATAGTACTAAGCCGAAATTACGCTCTTTTCTTTCAATTTGTCAAGCATTATTTAACCTATTTTCCAATTTCTTGGTCTTATTTCGTAATGTTCTTCATAATCTAGCTCCATATCGGCTCCATCATGAGTAGGTTTATAACAATTTTTATTAGCATAAAAGAACCCATCAAGTAAATCGTCATGCTTTCCACGTGGATATAACAATAATTCATCTATAAGAGGTTGCATAGATTTTCTTACATAGACATACCCCTGTGCAAACAAAGGCTGTAAACTTTCTAACCTATAAGACTTAGATGTTCTAGGGTTTTCTTTTATTTCAAGTCCAGGTATAAACAATCCTTCATCTGCTGATCGTTCTTTAATATACTGACGTAACATTTCCTGGTATCCTACAGACTCAATACGTGTTTTAGCACTTCTATATCTTACGAAGTTATCTATAATAGACTCTGCTAAGTCTAACGGTGTTGCTCTTTTCCTGTAATAAGGAATAACAAACCTATTACCATCATAGTCAATAGCTAAATTAAATATAACACTAAAGTCTGCTCCTCTTTTGGTACTAGATGCAGGGTCGACTCCTGTAAAGATGTTTACAGGTCTAATCTCATTTACTTCCTCCCCATTGACGGTCGTCAGTATGAGATTCGACAACCCTTGTTCATCCGTTTCTATATATCCTTCGTAGTACTGTATATCTTCTGCTCTAAATAAATTTTCTTCATCACCTACAATCTGACATAAATACTCTCTATAGAATACGGATATACGGTTAATACTCTCTAATTCTTTTTTCTTTTGTATAGTTTTTCTACAGGCCATACATCTGGCCACAAAGATATACCTTCTTCTAGGTTAGGAGAGAATGTAAGGTTAGTCCATCCTGACATATCTTTCAATGTCTCAACGAGACACCGTTCATGTTGGGGAGTACCAATAACACATATTCTACCTTTTAAAGGATCTAACGAAGGAACACCAGATTGTAGTAACCAACGGAGATTTTGCTCCATCGCCTCTGCTGTTTTAGTATTTACCTCATCTTCTGGGTCATCTAGTATAATGAGGGTAGGTCGTTGATTTCCGTGCTTGATACCACGTATCTGCTGTCCTGTACCCTTACATATAATAACAGAACCATCTTTTAGTTCTATCTCTGCATTAGACCATTTACGTGCAGATTGCATACCCCAATAACCAAAAAAGTGTCTAAACTCCTGAGAATAGTCTAATACGTCTTTAATTGTACCTAACAACTTAGTAGCGTGTCCCTGTGTTCTAGACACAAGTACTATTACCTTAGGACCTTTGTCAAACATTAAATGAAACAAGGGGTACACGCCAGCCACAATAGAAGACTTGGCGTGTCCACGAGGTGCGATGATATTCAATTGTGTTACATCTGGGTCTAATAACTTTTCAGTTATATCGTAATGGAACCTTGGAGACTGAGAACTAAACATATTAGGCATTACCATACGTCCAAACAACAACATATCTTGTTGCATTTCTAATAATAGTTTATTTTTATCCACGTACTATCTTTACTTTGATTTCCATATCTTTAGCTACTTCTCTCATAGTTTCTATAAAAATAGCTAAACGATCTTTATCTGTAGACTGTATTTCAACTTTCTTCTTCATCTATTTCTTGTATTTTTGTAGCTTTAAGCTTTTTACGTTGTTTTTCGTAGTTATCTTGTATTTGATGTGTCATATCAATCTCTAAAGTATCTGTAACTTGTTTTGTTTTTGGAGCCATATCTAAAAATACAGACAATTCTTTAGCAGCACGTATCATATCTGCACTATTATCCTTTGTCATTGCTACTTCTATAGCATTTTTCATGGTATCTAAGACAAAACCTTCATCAATTCCTTTATCTGTAAGTATTTCTTTTAATTTTTCTTCAATCATCTTCTTTGCCTCTTTAGTTTTCAGTAATCTTTTTGCAGCAATAGCGGGGTTTTTTTGGTCAGGCCTGTATGTTGACCCTATTTTATCAAGATCTGGGCTTATACCTGCCATTTTGTACGTTAAATACATATCTATAGCTAGGTTTGCCCTACCAGTTTTTGCTTCTAGCTCTCCATATGACTTAGTAGACACCGAAGAAAAGTTATTTGACTTATAATGTGGCTCAAATTCTAATTTTCTTTTAGCACCAAGCCATTGACGGCCATATGGATACACCATTTCAGTATTAGTAGCGTAGTTATTACGGCCAACACACTCAGAAACATAGTTATCATCGCTAATGCCATACTCCCCAGGATCACATTCTTGCCAATATTTATATAATATGCCCAATTCATCGGCTTCTATATCTGTATATACAAGATAATCCTTAGGAACGTAGTCATTTTTCTTTAGTTTCTTCGTTATCTTTATCATATTCTTCTGGTTTATATTTTTCTGCCAAATATTTTTGGAATTCATCTTTGTCACCCTTCATCTTCATATATTCGTCTAGGGCCCTATCGCCGTTGAAAACATGCATCCTCAGCTGTTCTATCTGCATTAACAGATT